CGCTGGTGATCGCCTATCGCCTCTATGGCGGCGTTGCGCTCGCGCCGCGCGCGCAAGAAGTGGTCGATCGTAATCACATCCCGCACCCGGGCTTCGTCACGGGCGGCCGGCGGCTGCGCGTCCTGACGCCCGACCTGGCGATCGCGCATGGTTGATGTGGCCCGCGAAACCGCCAAGCTGGCGGAGAAGGTCGAACTCGCGATCGGCGGCACGACGTTCGACACCTGGTCGAGCGTGTCGATCACGCGATCGCTCGACAGCCTGGCGGGAGCGTTCGACCTGAGCCTGGCCAACCGGCTGCGCGATACGACCGCGCCGCTGGCGATCCGGGCGGGAGACGCATGTCAGCTGCGAATTGGCGGGGCGGTGGCGATCGACGGCTTCGTCGACCGGATCGGGCCATCTCGCTCCGCCGAGGATGCGGGCATTACGGTCAGCGGCCGAGACCGCACCGGCGACCTCGCCGACTGTTCCGCCGTGCACAAGCCGGGCAGCTGGTCGAACGTGTCGATCGAGCAGATCGCCAACGATCTGTGCAAGCCGTTTGGGATCTCGGTCACCGCGAAGGCGAGCACCGGCGCGCGCATCCCGCGCTTCGCGATCCAGCAGGGCGAGACCGTCCAGGCGGCGATCGAGCGGCTGTTGCGGTTCCGCGGGCTGCTGATGCAGCCGACGGCAACCGGCGATCTGGAGATCATCACGCCCGACGATGGCGCGCCGGTCGCGTCGCTCGAAATCGGCGTGAACCTCCTGTCGATCACCGCGACGCACGATGTTAGCCAGCGGTTCAGCGATTACATCGTCAAGGGCCAGGCGGCGGGCAATGACGAGAAGCACGGCAAGACGGTCAGCCAGATCAAGGGCGAGGCGCGCGATGGCGAGGTCGCGCGATATCGTCCGCTGCTGATCGTCGCCGAGGATCAGTCCGACGGTGCAAGCGCGGGTACGCGAGCCAAGTTCGAGGCCGGGGTGCGCAAGGGCAAGAGCGTTACCGTCGACGTCGAGGTCCTGGGCTGGCGCACGACCCCGGAGGGCGAGCTCTGGCGGCCAAACCTCGCGGTGCGGCTGAAGGCGCCGGCCGAGCAATTGGCCGACGAACAGATGATCGTGACAGCGGTCACGCTGCGCAAGGACGATGGCGGCACGATCGCGTCGCTCACGCTGATGCCGCCCGGCGCCTGGGCGCAGCTGGCCGAGGGGACACCCAAGGCCGCCAAGAAGGGATCGCGGACATGATCCCGCCATCGCTCGCCGCGCTGGCCGCCCGGGTGCGCGGGACGGTCTCGCGCGGTGTCATCGGCAGCGTCGATGACGACAAGAAATTCCAGGAGATGCAGGTCGAATTCCACTCCGACGAGACACTGGACGCGGTCGAGCATTTCCAACCCTATGGCTTCACGGCGCGCGCCAAGAAGGGCGCGGAGGGCATCGGGCTGGCGGTTGGCGGTCTCCGCGGGCACACGCTCATGATCGCGGTCGGCGATCGACGGTACCGGATGACCGGTCTCGCCGAGGGCGAGGTCGCGATGCACGACGACCAGGATCAGGTGATCCACCTGAAGCGCGACGGCATCGAGATCCGCGGCAAGAAGCTCACGGTCGATTGCGAAGACGGCGACATCGCCTTCACCGGCGGCAACAGCCTGTTCACGGCCGACCAGTTCAAGGTCGCCAGCGACGACGTCCTGCTGGGCAATGGTGCCGCGCTGGGCGCTGCGCGCAAAACCGACGCGGTGAGCAGCAGCGCGATCACCGGCGGCTCGACAAAGGTGAAGATCGCATGACCCGCGCAACCTCCTCGCGGCGCGGCTGGGTACGCGTCGAGCTGACCGACCTTGCCAAGGCGGGAGCGATCTTTCGGCAGGCTGGCTTCGTCATCAGCGACGACGATCCTGTCGAGGCCTATGGCCATCGCGATCGCGCCGGCGGGTGGCGCCGGATGCACGCGACCTATCCTGACGGCTGGCGCGCGACGCTCAACATCGGCTCGCGCTACTGCTCGCTCAGCTACGCGCTGCGGTTGCGCGCTGAGATCGAGGGGCCAATCGCATGAGCGCCATCGTTCAGATCGAGGAGACCTATCTCGTTGCCAGCGAGGTCGCGCATTTTCGCGTCGATCGCGGGCATTCCTACACCAAACTCGTCGTTACCATGAAGGATGGCGCGAGCTACACGCATCGGGACTGGAACGGCTCGGTGTCGGCGGCGGTGAGCCAACTACGCTCAGCGATCGAGGCGCTGCCGTGACCGATATCGCGCTCCGCTTCGACCAGGCGCGCTGGTCGGCCGACCTCGCAATCGAGGGCGGCGGTCTTGCGACCGACGACGGACTGGTGACGGCGATCATGATCTCGCTGTTCACCGATGCCCGCGCTCGCGAGGATGATCCGCTGCCCTATCCCGGCGCCGATCGTCGCGGCTGGTGGGGCGATACGGCGAACGTCAACGACAACGACGCGATCGGATCGCGCCTGTGGCTGCTCGAGCGCGAGAAGCTGACCGAGGCGACGCGCAACCGGGCGCGCGATTACGTCCGTGAAGCGCTTGCTTGGCTGACCGAGGATGGCATCGCGCGAGACGTTACGATCGACGTCGGCATCCTCCCGATCTCGACCGCACACCCACTCGGGGCGCTGACGATCGGCATATCTCTGACCCGGCCCGACGGCCCTGCGCGCCAGCGCTACGATTTCACCTGGACCGCAACCGCCCGGAGCATCGCCGCGTGACCTTCTTCCGCCCCTCTCTCTCCCAGCTGATCGAGCGCTGCCAGGCCGACAACGATTCACGCCTCCCTGGTGCCGACAGCCGCCTGCGCCGCAACACGCTCGACGTTCTGGCGCGCGGCCGCGCGGGTGTCGCGAACGGCCTGTATGGCGCGCTCTACGCGATGTCGCGGTTCCTGCCCGACGTGGCGGAAAGCGAGCGTCTGGCGCGCTGGGCGTCGATCTACGGCCTGACCCGCAAGGCGGCCGAGGCGGCGAGCGGCCCGGTTACGGCGACGGGCAGCGATGACGTCGATATCCCGAGCGGCACCGTCCTCGTCCGCGCCGACGGTGCGCGCTACTTGGTGACGGCCGATGCGACGATCGCTGCCGGCGTCGCCACGCTGCAGGTCACCGCCGATGGAGCGGGCACCGCCGTCGCGATGGCCATCGGCCAGGCGCTGACCTTCCAGTCGCCGATCGCGGGCGTCGTCGCGGTGGCCACCGTTGCCGCACCGGGCATCGCCGGCGGCGCCGAGGAGGAAAACGACGAGGATTTGCGCGCGCGGTTGCTGCTGCGGATCCGCAACCCCGTGCGCGGTGGCGCGGCCAGCGATTATGTCGTTTGGGCGACCGACGTCGCCGAGGTGACGCGCGCCTGGGTGTACGAGAATTGGAACGGGCTGGGCACGGTCAAGGTGCTGGTCGTCTGCGACGGCCGCGAGACCATCATCCCGACCGGCGACGACGTCACGCTGGTCGCAGCCTACATCGCCGACCGTCGGCCCGTCTGCGCCGACGTGACCGTCGCCGCCCCGATCGCGACCGCGCTCAACTTCACGATTGCGCTGACGCCCGGCAGCGACGACGTGAAAGCGGCGGTCGAGGCCGAGCTGCGCGACCTGATCGCGCGCGAGACCGAGCCTGGCGGCACCCTTCTGCTGAGCCACATTCAGGAGGCGATCTCGATCGCTGCCGGCGAGACCGACCATGTGCTGACCGCGCCCAGTGCGAATGTCACGCCGGCAGCCGGGCACATCACCACGTTCGGCGCGATCACCTGGGCCTGATGTACCTGCCCGACGCCTATCTCGCGCAGCTCCAAGCGCTTCTGCCCACCGGACCCGCGTGGACGCGTGAGCCCGATTCGGTGCTGACGCGGCTGTTGCTGGCCGAGGCGGCCGAGTTCGCGCGCATCGACGAGCGGATCGACCAGTTCGCCGACGAGACGGACCCGCGCACCGCGTACGAGCTGCTCGCCGACTGGGAGCGGGTGCTCGGCCTGCCCGATCCTTGCACCGCGGCCGCGACGACGATCGCCGCGCGCCAGGCGGCATGCTGGCGCAAGCTGGCCTATCAGGCGGGGCAGACGCCCGCTTTCTACATCGCGCTGGCCGCGTCGATCGGGTTCGAGATCGAGATCCACGAATTCGACCCCGACGTCGACGACTGGGACGGCTCGCTGACCGGGCTGATCGGTGGCGGGCGTTATCGCTACGTCTGGCGCGTCCACGTGCTCAATGCCGGCAGCCTCGATTATTTCCGCGCCGGCGACCCGGTCGGCATGCGACTGGTCGAGGGTGACGTCGGCATCGATGTCGAATGCATCCTGCAAAGTGCCCGGCCGGCGCACACGTACATCGTGTTTAGCTACCCCGAGGACGGACTGCCCGAACCGGCCGGCCCGCCGATCGTCGAGGACGTCGCCGGCGGATCGATCGCATCGGACACGCCGCATGATTTCGACCTGTCGAGCCATATCAGCGGGGGCGGCCACACCAGCATCGCAGCTGGCGACGGCGCGCACGGCACGACGCACGAAGCGGGCGACGTCGTCACCTACACGCCCGAAGCGGGCTATTCCGGCACCGACAGCTTCACATGGGCCGCGACCGGGCCCGGCGGCACGTCGGCGCCGGCGACGGTCTCGCTGACGGTCGCTGTCCCGGCTGCGCCATCGATCGAGGACGTCGCCGTAAACGTGCCCATGAATGCTGCAACGCCGATCGACCTCAGCGATCATGTCGATGGTGTCCATTCCAGCATAGCGACCAGCGCGCCTAGCCATGGCGCGCGCGCCGTGTCGGGCGACGTCGTGACGTATACGCCGACGACCGGCTATTCGGGCAGCGACAGCGTCACCTGGACCGCGACCGGTCCCGGCGGCACGTCGAGCACCAAGACGATCACGATCACCGTCGCGGCAGCGCTCTTCGCCGACGACGTCTACGATTATGGGGCCGTCTGGAACACGCCGACGTCGATCGACTTGTCGAGCTCGATCGCCGGTGTGCACACCGGCGTCAGCGTCTTGGGCGGCCCAAGCCATGGTTCGGTGACCGTGGCCGGCGACGTCGTCACCTACACTCCGAGCGGCGGAGATCTCGGCCCCGACAGCTTCGGTTATCGCGCCAACGCCAGCGGCGGGGGCCATTCGAACACCGCAACCGTCGGCATCAGCGTCACTCGCTTTGCCGGCGGCGAACTGGAGGATTAGATCATGCGTGGTACCAGCGCCTCGGGCGCAACCGGCGACGGCAAGTTCAAGGAAACACCCGCGCCCGCCACCAAGGTGGACGCAAGCTTTCTCAACATGCTGATCGACGAACTTTGTAACGTCGTTACCAACCCGGCGGGCGGCAATATGGCGCTCAACCCGGGAGACAATGGTCAGCTCTTGGCCGCGATCATCGCGATGACGGGCCGAAGCGTCACGCCTGATGCGGAAACGTTCGTGATCGGCACCCGCATCGAGAAGCGTGGTAGCTGGCGCGGCGGCGCGGCAAGTGAGATCAGCGTCGCGATCGGGTTCGTTACGCCCTTCCCCGCGGGCTACGCCTACACTGTCCACCTGACCACCGCGATCGCTAACCCGAGTAACCAGCGCGACCTGTGGAACCAGAGCATCGACAGCGGAAAGTCCGCAGCTGGCTTTTCCGCCCAGTTTCAATCCGACGGCAACGACAATTGGGGCGCATCTGGCTTCGATTGGCTCTGCATCGGCTACCCCGCTTGAACAGGAGATCACCATGTCTGCCACCGACACCTTCGCCGAATACGCGCTCGCCCCAGATTGCCCGGCCGAGCGCAGCGAGATCATCGTACCGCACGACGTCAACGAGCTGACCGACATCCCGCGCGGCATCCTGGTCGGCACCGCCGGCACGATCGTTGGCCGGCTGAAGGACGACACGGCCGACCGCACGTTCAAGTTGCTCGCGGGCGAGCACGGGCTGCGCTTCCGGCTGATCAAGGCGAGCGGCACCACCGCCGCCGATATGCTTGCGCTGTATTGATGCCGCTGGGGTTGAACTTCGGGCTCGGTCTGTCGGCGCAGCGCGCGCCGGCCGCTGGCTATGATAACGACGCGCAGGCCTATTTCGACGCGATGACGACCCCGCCCAACGCCGCGCGCAAGGCGTTGCTCAACGCGCTGATCACCGGATGGAAAGCCGACGGCGACTGGGCGCTGATCGGCTATATCGCGCTTCTGGCGTCGCATGACGAGCAGGCGGCGCGGATCAACGTCAAGAACCCGGCCCAGATCGCGACGGCGGTGGGAACATTGCCGTTCACGGTCGACCGCGGGTTCACCGGCGACGGTTTGTCAGGCTATCTGGAGACCGGCGTCGCGGACAACGCGATGCCGAATTGGACGCAAGACACGGGCTGCATCTTCGCTTGGGTGAACCAGGCGCCGTTGGTCGGCGGGGCTGCTGTCGGCCTCAGCAACCTGTCGAGTACGCGGCTGCAAATCACGCCGCTCGCACCCACCGCTCGGCTCCACAACACGACGAACGTCGCCGG